ATTTCTTTTCTGGGTTTTTCTTTTGCTTCTTTTACTTCTTCTTTTGCTTCTTTTGCTTCTTTTGCTTCTTTTGCTTCTTTTGCTTCTTTTGCTTCTTCTATTGTTTCTTTTGCTTTTTTTGTTTTTGGTTCTTTTTGTTTTAGATTTTCCACCTATTTTTGCGGGACCTGTTTGAACTTGCATTGCCTTGACCTCCTTGCCCTCACCATCGTCCTCATCACCCTCACCATCGCCCTCCTCGCCCATCTCCTTATCGCCTTCACCATTGCCCTCCTCGCCCCCCTCGCCCATGTCCTTATCGCCCTTTTCGCCCATAATACTCATCCTAAAAGCTCTCTCATTTCTCTCATTTCTCTCATTTCTCGCATAAGATCTCATATCTCTATCGGTTAAACCTGTAATAGCCATTGCCGCCACGGACGTTTGTCTTTTTAATCCAGGATCGCAATGATTTCTACATACATGAGAAATTAATTCCATATAATAACCCAAACGAACAATTTGTGCATTTATGTATAAATATATCTCATTAAGTTTTTCGCTTAATTCTCTTCCATATGACTCTTTCGCAGCATTAATTAAATCTTTTATATAAAGTAATTCAGTAAAATTTTCATTTGAAGTTAATAATAAAATACTTATTAATAAAATAATAGCATCAGTGTTAATATAATATATTTTATACGTAGAAATATTATCATATTCAGCCATCATGCGATCGTAAGTTATATCAACAATAGGAGTAATGTCATTCATATTAGTGCTATATTTACAATATTGTATTAGGTTTTTTCTAGACATAAGATTAAATAATGGAAGAATCACTTGCTTTAAGCAATCAACCTCAATTCCAGTATAAGTATCTATGAATTTCATATTGTTTATTAACAATAAGTCTTCAAACAGTGATAAATCTATAAATCTATAGTCTCTCTGTTCTGCTAGAAGAACAGGAATACTCACTTTAATTGAATACAGACTGTCTCCTGTTGTAAATATTCTAGACCCCTCTCCTAAAAGTAGAATAACGTATAAAAATAATCCACTTAACTCAACTTTGTCTGGATGCAAATTTATTAGTATGTTATACCAATGTGGATTTAATTTATTTAGTTCAATCTTCGTGTCGGTTAAAGTTCTCACCATTAAGGTTCCTGTATTATTTACTGTTACCTCATCAGTCCTTTCCCTTAAAAATTGGGCATTAGGCTTGCATAACATTACCATTTTGGCTTGTTCAAGTTGATATTTTTTATTAAAATTATTTATAAAAGATGCCACTGGTTGACTTTTTTGCATAAACTCAAATGTTGAATGTAGTTTTCCATACCGTGAATAGGGATGTGAGGCTTCATGTGGGGATTTATGAGAAATATTATACAAACCATCAGTAACAGAATGCAATATAAGTGCATTCATAGGAATTAAACTAAACTCATTTCTTCCCTTGCCATCTAATGACTCATTAAGTACATTAGTTACAGATGTCTCGGTGTTTACGAGACATTCTGCTCCTCCATGTGCAAATATAATTAAGGAACACATAGAAGGTTCTGTCATGTAATTATAAAGTCTTTTTATAAATCTTAATATTTCAATGGTTCTTAGTCGTTTATTATCTGGTTGTAATAAGGCTATATATTTTTTGGTTTCTGGTAGGTCAAAAAAATTAAGATGGTCAAAAAAATTAAGATACTTCTGATTCAGATATCTTGCAAACGTATCAAGGTCGAAGTCTTTCACTTTTGCTTCTTCTAGTGCTGCTGCTGCTGCTGCTACTTCTCGTTTACGTCGTTCTATTAGTTCTAGTCGTTCTTGTTCTTCTGCTTCTCGTGCTTGTGCTGCTTCTCGTGCTTGTCGTTCTTCTGCTTCTCGTGCTTCTCGTTCTAGTCGTTCTCGTTCTTCTCGTGCTTGTGCTGCTTCTCGTTCTTGTGCTTGTCGTTCTTCTGCTTCTCGTGCTTGTGCTGCTTCTCGTGCTTGTGCTGCTTCTCGTTCTTGTGCTTGTCGTTCTTCTGCTTCTCGTTCTCGTTCTTGTCGTTCTAGTGCTGCTTCTCGTGCTTGTGCTGCTTCTCGTGCTTGTGCTGCTTCTCGTGCTCTTTTTGGTCCTCTCGTTTCTGGAGTGTATCCTCTTTTTTTGGATTCCATATTCTCTATATATAATAAACAACAAATTATATTTTGGTATTCCGGTTGGTCATGTTATAATTTAATAAAAAAATGAAATGCTTTTTCCCTACATTCTCTTCTGCAATTAACAACTGCAACAAACCAAAAATGGCATCTTATTGTGACGAATTCAGCTTTGACGACGTGTTTGAAGACACTTCATATGTGCAAGTTTCAGTAAATCAATCACAGACACAGGTAAATGAAGAAGACTCTGATTACGAAAAAATTACTGCTAAAGAACTAGAATTGGTTGAAATGGATCTGGACGACTTGGAATTTATGAATAACAATCAATCCTTGACGGAAGAAGAACTGTCCCAATTTTGGAAAGAAATGTCTCTAAACCGCCGCAAAACAGCCGCTCTTTTGGATAGTATTGAAAATGTGATATTTAATAAAGACGAAAATTCATTTCATAGAGAACTATTAGCGATTTAATTCGGCAAACATTTAAACATTTAATTAATTAAACAACTTTTCTTTTTTCTCTCTCTCTAAAGGTCTTCTTTAATCTCAATCTTAAAAGGATACGATCCGGCATCAGCAGGTTCTGTTGCATCGGACGGAACTGCATTACGACAATCTTTTCAAACAAAAAATCTATTATGCATTGTGTTAAGATTTATTTATAAATGATATTGCAATTATAAAGATTGCCGCAATTCCGAGAAATGTGGTTCTGGCAAGCATGCTTGCTAACAGAGGGGTCATGTGAACAAATCCGCGGAACATGGTGGTAAATATGTATATAGTGATGCACATTGTAATAAATAAAAGTGCTACTACTGACAATTCAGACATTCCATTTGAAAAAGAGACCAACTCATTCCATTTTATGTAATATAACCAAGCAACAATGCCGTAAGCAGGGAGTTTACTAATAAACTCTGCTAAAAAACGATTTATGCTAAAGGAACTTTGAATGAATCTTTTTAGAGCAACGCTACATATTTCCGCCATCACAAATATCACAAATAATAGTAGATATGGTAATAGAACCATGATATCCATTATGTTATAACGAGATATAATATAATGAGTGGTTGGGTGACGCACAGCGCGCTGCGCGCAGCGCGACCATTAATGCAACGAACCAGCACACATGGAATACAACAACCGATTTGTAAAATAGGCAATAAACATGCTAATAAGAACATTCAATTGAAGAAGCATGTTTGTATCGTCCATTTTTCGCCGAAACATTTTTAACAATAGATTTCCTAATAAGAATAAAAAAGAGAGAAACAGAATCACCGACATTATGTAAAAATAGATGCAATATTTCACAGGTAGCGGTCCATACAATTTGTTCATTAAATCCGCCATTTATGTTATAACGAGAGATAAAATTATGAAGGTTTTCTTAATATAAATAAAAATTGAGAATCATATCCACATTTTAATAAATCTATTTTACCATCAATAATAAATCCGCATTCTTGTGCGATTGTCAATATATCGTCAGCGGTCTCCATGTACAAGACATGCTGATTTTTACGAACACGCGATCCATTGTTAAATTTGAATTTCTCATTAAAAATGGCAATGTTTTTATTGCTGTTTAAATCAAAATCCGCACTATAAATAAACTCATGAAAATGCACACTTGTTTTAGTAATTCTCTTTTTGGCATATTTTTGAGGACTCACAATAAGAAATCCTTGTCCAGCAGGGAGAATAGGGTCAAACGCATCTCTATCGACCAAATGCAAAATAAAATATCCCCCTGGCATTAACCAGTTTATAACATTGGTAAAGAATCTCTCTTTATTTTTCATATGATACACTGTAAAATACATGCACAGAATATGTGTGAAATAATTATATTGAAAATCCAATGCCCCCATGGCATCTCCTGTCACGAATTCCGATGAAGGATATGTTTCCTTTGCTTTTTTCACCATGGATTCAGAAGAATCCAATCCAATCGCATGAAATCCCTGTTCTCCTAATTTAGAGACATGATGACCAGTGCCAGATCCAATGTCTAGTATGCGGCTTTCACTTGTCGGTTCGGTTTTGCTGATAATTTGTCCGATTTCATAATCATCCTTCATGCTGCTATAAAACAAATCATCGTAAATGCTAATGTAAAAATCGTCATAAATGTCATTTCCTTCTTTCAATATAAAATTCTCTCCTTTGGTTGCCTTGTCTTGTTGTTCATATCCTTCTATAGAGAGTGGTTTTTTGCGATTGAATAAAACAACCAACATTAAAAACAATAGACAAAACAATAATATTTTTCCCCAATTTGACATTGCATAGTATATTTTCATATATGTATTATTATATTTTTTTTTGTATAATTTAATAATATGTCCTCTGTAGGTGTTTCTGAAATTAATGATGTGAGAGAACCCAAGATGTTTAAAGGGATTTCTTTTTCCAAATTCAAAAAAACAGATGTGAAAAAAGAATTGCTTAATAGTTTGTGTAAATCAAAAATAGAACCTGCTTGTTATTGGAGTGCCGAATTAATTTGCGCCGGACATTATAGTGATTTATGGGACATTATTCTGCATTTTTATAGTAAAAATATACATATTGGGAATGCTAAACTGGCGATTTTTCTAGATTTAAGAATACAGCATTTTAAAGAAATCGTAAACATTGGTTATCTTGGAGGAAATGAATTAAAATTGCGAAACAATCTGAAAATTCGCAAATTATTCTGTGAAATTATATGTATTTTATGTGTCTGCAAAAGACAACACAGTTTCAATGACATTGTAATAAAGGCAGAGGATTTTGATTTGACAAATATTACAGATAAATTCAAGGCGCCGTCATCGCATTATGCAGACGATGTGATTTTAAAAGATGACCCAAAAGAGTTGACGATTTCCACGAATGAATTGTTGTATAATTTGTCGGAGCATTGTAAAAACAATATAAATGCGTGTTATTGGATTGAATGGATGGTTGAGTTTGAACTCATTTGCAAACATAAAAAGATGAAATTGAAATGCGAGAGACGGAGTAATTTCAAGGTGGAAGCCAAGTATCAAATGGATATTATTTGGATTATTTGGGATGTATTATTGAAAGAATGCGAGACTCATTGCAAATTGACGCAGAAAATCGTCAAGAGTTTATTGAATTTGTTTTGTTTGAAATATAGTGGAAATTGTTGCAAAAAACGGAAATATATCTTGTATTTTGTTGTTTCTTTGTTGACTGAACAAGTGAATTTAAAAGATGATATCCTTCGCACAGGACAAAAAGAGATGATTTCTCTCGTGGTTGAACGTGTAGATAATATATACAAACAAATAAAACAGCAAGAGGAGTCGCCTGGAATGGACTATTTATTTAAACATGTGAAGAATACGAATTTTGAAAAAACGATTGAAAAGTTGGACAAGATGAATTCTTTTAATGAGGCTTTTATCCCTCGGAATTAAACAGTGGAGTTTCGAATGGCGATTTCATTGTTGCAATTAGCGACGCATCCCTTTGTTCCTTTTTGATTTCATATATAATATAATTAGATTATATATGAAAAGAGAGACACGTAAACAA